TTCGGTTTGTCTGCGAACTTTGTTCTTGCGACCTTAACCATTTCTTCTTTACTTGGTCGCTTACCCTTGCTTGCATAACCAGCATTCGCAAGTGCTCTGCCGATCGCTGAAGTTTCACAGTTTTCCAATGCGCTAGTTGCATTAACGCCTCGACTGCTAATCGTTTCCTCAGCGAGCCCGCTGGCGAACGGCGTGCTATCAGCGAAAGTACGATAAAGCCATGCTTTAACAATGTATCTGTCATTCTGGAAACTCACTAACTCCGTTTCAACGCGGAAATCTGGGAAGTCCTTGATGAACTTCTCTAGTCTTACTTCTACTGTTTCGTAATCATCTAGATTAAACATAAAGTTCATCTGCCTCTGTTTGTAGTTGGACTGCTATTGCCAAATAGGCTATTGCATCGATGTAAGAATCTTCGTGGCTTGGGGTTTCTGTGATTCTGGCGAGTTTGACCTCGACCATTGCAAGAGCAGCTTGTGCGTCTGTGATTGGGTAATCAAGTAGACAGGATAACCTTGCAGCGATGCGACCTTGATTGATTTTCGGATGACCGTAGACCTTGCCACGATCTTGCATAATGTCGATTGCATTGATAAGCGCCTCAGTTGCTTTCATCGACCCACCTGCTCGTAATACTTTCGTACAGCTGTGCGACCATCTACCAGCCCTTGATCGTAGCCAACCTCTTGACCTAATCTAAAGGAGAAGTAAGAGATTAAGCCAACACCTGTCACCAGCAGAATTGTTAATGAATTGATAATCATTTTGCCCTTTCTTGCCCCGTATTTCGGGAACAGGAAGAGTGTTGCACAGCTAGTGGGATTTATTCAGTAGATTTTGATAACGAAACGGTAACAATTCTGACTCATCCATATGGTCATCAATGTCTCTGGATATGTCGTTACCGAGCGCGCCCGTATCTCTTACCTGACACAACGAATGTCCCATCCTTTTCTAGGTTAATGATGCTGACCTGCACATTTGTGCCTATTTCCTCAATGATGATGAACGCCTGTTGCCAGTTCATCGTGCCTTTAGTGTAATGAGCCTGTCGGACATCCATAAGATGCCCACCTTCCCAGCCTCTCAGGATACGCCCTATTTTGCCCCCAGAAGCCTCTGTAAAGGCTGATTGACCTGCTCTGTGAGTGTGTCCACATATAACGCTAATACCATGCCTACGAGCCGCCTCAAGGGCTGTAAGACCAGGTGTGGGCTTGACGGACTGTTCATCACCATGTAGGGCAATAATGCCTCTAGCGATGGCGTAGGGCTTCTTATGGTAGGTGATTCCTAGTTCATCGAGCTTCATAAACTTCTCGAAGCGCAACTCAGGCAATGCTAAGAAGGCTGGAATCTTCTTCATTATGACATTGTAAAGACGATCTGTGTGATTGCTGCGGATCATGTGAGCATCTTTAGTGTGCTCAACCAATGACCAAAGAACTTCAACTGCTTCATCTCTGTCGGCAGCTAGTGTCTGTTCGTACCATCCTGGAGTGTTTTCTGTCCATCGGGAAATCTGTGGTAAGTCGATTTCATCACCGAGAGTGACGACAGAATCGGGGCGTACAGCTTTAATATACGCTGCAACATTTTTTACTGCTACTGGATCGTGATAGGGAACTTGTAAGTCTGGAACTACAACAGTTCTTTTCATTCATCCTCATCGTCATACCAGTCTGGCTCTGGGATATTTGGGTTAATAGGCGATGGAAGTATCCAGTTAGGATAAGCCTGAGGTTCAGTAACTATGCCAAGTGCCAAATCAACTGGGAAGCCTGCTCTGCGCAATGCACGATACATTTCATGTACGCCAATAGCCCACGCATCTAACTTGGAATAACCTTCATCCGTTAGCTTCTTAGTTGCTTTTCTTGCCATGTGTAAATTGTCACCTCTCCAATAAAGAAATGATTGTTTCGACACGCCCTTCAAGTCGATTCAATCTGTCATTCATTGACGAACCACCGTTAGGTTTTAGTTCATTCAAGTAATGCTTCACTAGCCAGCGGATTGATCCTGCAAAGGCTGTGACGATTGAGATGACTGCAACTGCGAGAGCCGCCCAGTTAAGGGCAGTCATTATGCTTTGATGCCGTAGCTTGAGTCGTTAGGGTTTAACCAACGAATGATTGGTGGCAAGCATGATGAAAGTCCAGCAGCGATTAACGCCTTTGGCTCTGTAACACCAGCTGCTGCTAATGAGAGAACTGCTACTAAGAATGCTCTAGCCCATGAGCCTGCTGCTGTTTTTAGGTCGTTCATCTATCTGCTCCTAGCATCGGGATATCAAACCAGCTACCGTTTTGGTCGCCTTCTTTAGTAAAACTAATATGGATATGAGCGTGATGAGAATTGATTCCTTTATATTTGACCCAACGCCAAAGTGATTTTCTCGATGTAATCTTTCCTGCATAAATGATGTAGGACACTCTGCGGTCTTTCTTGGCACATTCGCGTATTTGGTCGGCAAGATAAGCACCTGTGCTGGGGCGTGAGTCGAAGTTTTTATCCACATCAATAGCCCTGACGATTCCGTTAGACGGATCGGGATTGTGGTCACTCTTACGATTGGAGTGTGCGGCATCGCCTATCCAACCATCGCTTTTGCGTGAACGCTCAGGAAATGAATCATCGATTTGTTCTCGAAGTTGCTGTCCTGCTTTACAGAGCAGCGGCTTCATCATTTTCCTTTGGGTTAATAAAAATGTCTTGAACTTCATCATAAATAAAACCTATTCCAGCATAAATGCCACGAATGTTTCCATGATAAGAAGTACGCTTGCAGACTTGACCTCTAAAGTTGCCATACCAAGTTTCAGGATCTAAACCATCAATAAGTTCGGTTTCATCAATACCTGTAATAACTTCAGTAACAATGTTATTTTCATCTAAGAACGCGTAGTGTGCCATTATGCGAAAATCACCGTTCCTGTTCCAGCAGTTAATGTTGTTATTTTGTATCCACCGCTAGGGCCTGTTGTAGAACCAGTTAATCCTGCACCAATGGTGATTGTGCGAGTATCAGGATATTTAAGAATTACAACACCTGAACCACCTGCGCCGCCATTTTGAGGACCCCCGCTGTAGCCACCGCCACCGCCACCGCCACCAAGATTTGTTGTTCCAGCTGTTCCAGTACTAGCACCACCAGCACCGCCACCACCTGTTCCACCATTTCCAGCAGTTGCTGAACCACGACCTTCAGTTCCACCGCCACCACCGCCACCGCGAGTTACTGCACTTCCCGTAATGCTTGATGAAGTACCATTACCGCCATTACCGCCAGCAGTTCCAGAACCGTCTGTTCCAATAGCATTTGCTCCACCGCCACCGCCTGCTGCGCGGTTTAATGATGTGCTGCCAAATCCTGAACCACCTGCATAACCTTGCCCAGCAGGACTTGCACTTCCACCTGCTCTTGTTGTGGAGTTGTTTCCATTGATACCGCCACCACCGCCAGAACCGCCATTTAAGCCAACGTTTCCGCCATAGCCTGCTGAACCACCACCACCGCCACCACCAGTAGATGTAATTGTGTCAAAGACAGAATTAGAACCGTTTGATCCATCTGAGTTAGAACCACCGCCTGCGCCACCTGCACCAACTGTGCATGTATAACTCAAAGTTGTTGAAGTGCTAAGACTGGATGCTCTATAACCACCAGCTCCACCGCCACCGCCGTAACTTCCACCGCCTGCGCCACCTGCAAGCACAAGATACTCAGTAGTAAAAACTACTGGTACAGCTCCTGATCCTAGAGAAGTAACTAAATTGCCAATCATTAGGCGATTGCTCCAATGACGTACCAAGTATCAGTTGCTGTTTTGATGCAAGCTGCTGATTTGTACTGCCCGAGAGTTGGTGAAGCAGCTGTTGCTCCAGCAGATAACACGGTTGTTGTACCTGGTGTTACAGCTGAGATTGTGCATAGTCCAGCACCGATGTTAAGAACTGTAATTACAGTACCTATTGGATGTGCTACTGATGCGTTTGTTGGAATCTTAAAAGCATTAGCAGATGCGTTGTTCATTGTTACAAGTACCTGGTATGAGTCGTTTAAGACTGTTGTGTAGGTTGCACCAGTTTGTACATTCAGGGTGAATGAAACTAGTCCGTTATACATAGCAGCGGATAGAACATCTCCTGTTGCTGCTGGAAATCCTGTTGCCATTATATTCTCCTAGTAAGTCATTGCCGACGTGCCGATTATACCGTACGCCGAGCTGCCGATGATGAAAGCATCGACGATGGGTTCTGATGTTATGAAACTGGTACGCCAGTCAGTAGGTGTAATTTCATGGGCTACTCCCACAACTTGTAGCGTTTTTTCAATGAAGGTAGTTCCTTGCTGGACATTCTTGATTCTGACCACATTGAAATAGTCAAGACTCAAAGCTGCTGTAATACCTGCTGCGTAATCAGGCGTTGTCAAATCTAAGGTTAAATTGTCGATTCTCAGCGATGTATCTTTTCTAGTCACGACATAAGTCTTAGCGATATTTAGGGCTTCTGCATCGGTCTGGACGACTAGGTTGGGTTGATTCATGCTGTGTGGGAAATAGGTAGCAATCGATGTGGCATCTGATGCGCTCTGTGTCGTGCCACCAATAGGGGTGATGTTGGCTTGATTGATTACAAGCTTGTCATCTAGGGCAGTTGTAATGTTGAAATAGCCAATGCCATCACCAGCGTTGGAGAAGTAAGTTTCTGCACCGCCAGCCATCTTCTGTAGATTGCTGCGGCTCTTAAATACAGCCTGACCTTCGGTTGATATGTAGAAAGCACCTTGCTCCGAGAACTCACAATTCTTCATGGCTTGGAGTGATGTTCTAGCTGTCGCTGGATCAGCCTGAACCGATGTATCGCCTGTGTCTAAAGTTTTCATAGTTGGCGGCCAAGAAATTTGATTCAAGATATTCTCTATACGAGTACCAGTCTTTTGACCAGCTGAAGTTCCGGCGACTGTAGTGATGTTAGATAGGTTAAATAATCTAAAAGCATCGGTGCATGAAATATCTACATAACCAAGCTCTTGGTCTTTAGGATAGGAATAGTTGTAAGCAGATGTATAACCGCTAAACAACCAATATGTGTTAGCACCATAGGTAGCAGATATACGAACCTTACGGTTTGGAAGAAGTTTGCCTGCATATGGGCTTGACGGGTTATCCGGGTTCCAGTCACCGTTTTGGTCAAAGATTCTAATTGTTGCCTGACCGGCTTCAAACTGATCCTGTAGAAGGTTGTAACCTGTCCTGATAGAAATTTTGCCCACTTGATTAGATACATCAACTGTCAATATCCCAGAAGTTGCATCACCAAGTGTGCCAGTTCCAAGAATGCCATTTACAGGATCACCTATTGTGAAAGGGATTCCAAAGGTTGCACCGTTGCTGAAATCAACAACAGTATTGACTGTGATTGGATAACTCATGCGATATATGAACTATTGATTCGATTGACGGTAGGTGAAATGCCAGATGCTGACTGATTCTGAATGACATCGATAAGCCCTGCAACCGCTGGGTTAATTTGTATATTGATGTTTGGTGACATGTTAGAAGCTCCACCTATTGACGCATTACTCATTGCAATCCTATTTTGGAGTGCTGAAAGGTCTGGCATTGCTAAATTAAGTTTTTCACGAACAATAGCTCTTTGCTGTTCTATTGGTGTATTTGCTCCAGTTGTTGTCAATGCTTGCAACTGATTAACTTCGGCTGCAACTTTATCTAGCATCGATCTAATTGACGCTCGTATTGCTTCGATAAGCGCTTCAAAAGCATTTTCTGTTTCATTGGCTTTTTTAATCATTCCTGCTAAAGCCGTGTTTTGATCCTTAATAGCAATAAGTGACAAAAGCCGCATATTAGTTTCTTCGCTTGTAGATTGATTTAGTGCTGCATATAAGCCAACACGCTCTACATCAAACTTCTTTTCCAGCTCTTTTAACGCTAGTTCATCGCCTGTAAGAACAAGTTTTCTAGTTGTATTGGCATTATCTATCTTCTTTAAGTTATTTTGTTCTCTTTGTATTTTGAGCGCATCTTTGTTGGCTTTGTCTATTGCAGCGCGTTGTCCAGGCGATTGGGCTGGAGTTCCTGCTGCTGTGGCTTTGCGATTGCGACCGAACATAGAAAGCAACGCTAATGCGCCAGTAGGCGCTGTTAAGAAATCGGATATAACACCTGCTCCAGGTATTTCTCTTAACTTGGCTATGAGAACGCCTACGCCATAGATAGCGTTACCGACTTGAGTTGCAAAGCCTTCCATTGCAGTAGTAGCTCCGCCGATGCCATCTTTGCCTGCGATAAGTTGCATAGCGTCAAGTAAATCTTTGCCGATAATCTCTTTAGCATTTTCAGAAGCAACTGTAAGCTTTGCTATTGATCCTGCATAGCCTTCCGCAGCAGCTAAAGCCTGACCAGAAAACTTCTTTGTAAGTTCTGCTGTGATTAAGTCTAAATCACCAGATGCAAGTGTGGCTTTAGATAAGCCTGCACCTAAACGGCTAAGCGCTGTGGTCTGACCACCATAAGCCTTTGCAAGTGCCAAAGATACTGCGCCTAAATCTCTGCCAGTACCTGCTGCAATATCTAGGGCTAAGGCTAAGCCATCCTGTGACTT